TTCCTATACACGAGTACTTCAACGACCACCAGGCCGTTCCAAACGACCGCTACGGACCTGTCATCACCGAACCTACTTACGTCCACTGAAATATACCTCTTATCATTTGAATTTGGTGTGTCTTTAAATACCGAATTGGATATGTGGTCAAAGTTAAATAGACTATCATCCTCTTCCATATAATTCCAATCACCTTCTAATAATCTTCTTCTTTGTGCACTAGGTAATGACCTTAACATATCAATATACGATGCAGGTAAGTGTGGGTTATCTGTTGGTAGTGCAGGGACAAACTTCATATTTGATTGTAATGTGTCTTGTACGAATGGTATGTAGAACACTTTTTTCAGCCATACTTGTCCCGGATTGCACGTCATTAAAAACTTAGGTATTAATTTATAATCGTTTAGTTTAAAACGTATACGTGATTTTAATATGTTATAAGCTAATTGTGGTATTTGTGCTGCTTCATCTACGAAGACTGCTGTTAATTCTAATCCACCTAAACTATCGTAGTTAGGGTCTGATGGTTGATAAGCTAAATCCTTTAATACTATTTCTGATTTGTTATTGAATGTTACCACATTAGATTGTCCGTTAAATGTGTAGTGTTCCCCACTCTTCATTCCCATTTGTTGTAGCACCTCAAATAATGTATTGAGTGTAGTTAGTTTTAATTGTTGTAATACTGTTCTACCAATTAAGCATCTTATACCAGGATAATTTATACATAACGTTACAATCCATAAACAACCCAACCAACTTTTTCCCGCACCAGCTGACCCTCCATACAATACTTCATTGGTAGAATTATCCATTAGATATTTCCACGCTTGTGTTTGTTTTTTTGTTAGGTCTATATTAATTTCCATATAAAAAGTTGTACGCAGATAAGTCTTCCACATCTTCGTTTTGTCCTACCTCATTATCCCATCTATCTCTATCGTGTTGAATATCACAATCAACCCTGCCTCTTTCACATCTTAACATCCAATCTTCTCTGGTCTTGTTATGGTAGTGATTTAGTACTGCAACATCTGATGGTCCATTAGGATTGAATGGTCCTCTAAATATCTTTCCGTTTGTGTCCATTGCGTGTCCCATTGTATTGTGTGGTAGTTGCATCCTTTCTCCTGACCTTGCGTTAACAATAACCTTAATATGTTGGTCTGTATTTTTATTTCTTTTTGGGAACATTTTAAGTAATGAGTTACAATACCTATTCTTTAAATCCATATTACCAAACATAAACCAGTTTAATCCTATTACATTAGTCTTATCCTTATAGTCGTTAATAAAATCTTTTATGTTATCGTGTTTTTTTAACACAAGAAATTCATCGCAGTCAAAGAACGCAATCCAATCATATTCAGTATTGTTATGTAATACATTGTTATATAATGGGACTTGTATGGACCTTCCGTCGCATATTTCTTTTTGCAGGTATGGTTTCTCAATATCTGTTCTCCAATCATTTTGGTACATTATAATCTTATCAAACCCTAATTTGTGGTTATACTCTAACCATTCTTCTAAGTAATGGTCTTCCCACTTAGCTACGCATACTAATGCTACTTTAGTTGTGGACATATAAAATTTTATCTACGTGCATTATCTTACCTTCAGGGAACCTTGCAAGATATTCTTCAATGAAATAATAATCTGCTTGTTCTATATCTTCATTTAACTTTAATTTTTGTGCGTTAAATGTTCTAACCATAAAGTTTCCTATATCTATTTTACCATATTCTATTTCACATTGTATTGGTATGTAATTATCGTTAGTCCAATTATGTACCATATTACAGAATACAAAATGAACGTCATCCCTATTTTTAACTGATGATAAGAAGTTTTCTACGAATGTTGGTGCGTAGTAGTTATCTTCCCCTGTCATTATCACCCACTCTTCTGTTGCTTGTTGTAATCCGATATTACGTGGCGTATGTCCCCAATCGTTATATCTTATTGTTGTTGCTGAGAATTTAATCTTGTCCTTATGTTCATCAAAGAAAGCAATTATATCTAAGTACCTTTCCTTTACTTCTTCAGGTGGTGCATCTGCAACAACGTGTATTTTCCAATTGGGATTTGTCTGTGCGACGATTGAACTGATTGTTGTTATTAGTAAGTCAACTCTTTTATGAGTTGGTATTATAAATTCTATACTTTCCATATTCTAAATGTGTTTTATCCAACTATTATCTTTAAATACTTTATCTGGTGCACCAAACATTTCGTTTACTGCTTCATATACTCCAACTAAATGTGGTATTTGATTTGTGTAATCGTGACCGCCAATTACTCCACCCTTCTTAACCATTGGTAGATAATTAGTTATATCTGTTTTAACTCCATCATATGTGTGTAAACCATCGATGTATATAAAATCAAAATAATCATCATTCAATATTTTAGCTGCATCATCAGATGACATTGTAAGTGTCTTGATATTTTTGTATGGTGATGTTCTGTCTAAATATGTGTCATACACATTCTTAAATTCAAATAGATATGATGTTGGGTCAGCAGGGTCGTAGTCTGCAAGAAATGGGTCTATTGCAATTACTTGTTTAAATGATTGTGCGAATAAGATTGTACTCTCACCCACGAATGAACCTATCTCTATCATTGTTTTGTTTGAGTTATCCCCTAATTCTTTTATCAGGTCTAGTAAACCCTCAGTACTGGTTGCGTCACGCATCCACGTTTGTTCTTTATTTGTTGTGTATTTCATATTAATTATTAATTCTTGCTTGTGCTATTTTTATGTATTCTTCTTCACGTTCAATTCCAATAAAGTCATATCCATTTCTGACTGCTGCTTTACCTGTTGAACCTGAACCCATAAACGGGTCTAGTACTGTTCCGTTAACCGGTGTTACCAACTTAATTAGATATTCCATTAATGAGGTTGGCTTTACTGTTGGGTGGTTGTTCTTTAATTTATATTCAGGTCTTTCACTTCCATCAGGATATGTGTATAATCTTTCATTCCAAGTTTTATTATGTTTTTCCTCCATCATATCCAACCCTTCATCCCTATCTTTCTTGTTTGCTTTCGCACAATAGAAGAAACGACTTGCACCACCTTTATCACCATACCACGTTCCTTCTATTTCATTAGGTATTGGTTCAGTTTTTCTACCATCTTTCTTACCATATTCACCCACACCATAATTTACAAATTTGCTTTTCCTTTCATTACCTTTTTTAATCCCCGATTGTTCGTCCAATACCTGTCCCGCTTCCTCATCTAATATGATGTTTGCTGGCCATCTACCTTCATTTAATTCTACTACATCGTGTCCTGACCTAGACCAATTATCTGACCTGTCTTCAGTTCCATTTTCGTTTTTAGGATATTCTGCTTGATGACTACGTTTAGTTCCACCATCAGTTCCAATCCTACTCACATCAATATTAAGACCACCCGTTCCCCACTTTAATACATTCTCAGCTACACTCTTTTCACTAATAGGTTTCCTTGCTACCACAATAGGTTCGTGTGCTGGTTTTAACGCCGTTCCCCATCCTTCCCATTCTGATTGTCCTTTTGTTTCAATCATACTATTTTTTATTTTTTCTTCATCGTGCATCCACGGTCTATCCCATCCTTCATTCCTATTTACTTTCAATATACTATTCATAGGTTTCTCACCAACTACCTCTCTCTTATTCCCTTGTAACTTATCCACCGCTTTACCGATGTTATGACTTTTAGGGAAACCTGAACCATATATCCACATAATCTGGTCCCTTATCTCAAACCCTGCGTCTTCAATCCTCACCGCCATACGATGATAAGTTCTGCTACCACTGAATGATAATAGATGACCACCAGGTTTTAATACCCTTAAACATTCCATCCATATTTCAGTTGATGGTACATCATAATCCCATTTCTTATTCATAAAGGATAATCCATATGGTGGGTCAGTGACGATGCTATCCGCCGAATTATCTGGTAGGTCTTTTAGTTTTTCTAAACAATCTCCGTGTTTTAAATCTATATTCATATTCATTTGTTTGCGGATCCGCCATGCGGATCCTTCAGGGTGCCTGAAAACGAAGTTTTGCGGACTTATAGGTCCAAAAAAATTAGTCGTTTAAATTTATGTTTATTGATATTGGTTGTCCTCCGCTTGTCACATCCACCTTCTTAACCTCCAGTTGATGTATTTTCGCAATATCATTAAGAACTTCTCTTTCAGTACGTTTATTATTTTCATCCCTACATCTCTTAAGCAAATCA